TAGGTATTACTTTTGCACTCATTTTTCTTCTTGCAGTAATTTTATTACTAATCTGCACCCAGAAATTCTGACTATCCAACGATTTTGCCGCAAATATCGTATTATACTTACTCGGATCTATATACGTTGTCAAATCTTCTATTCCTGTTGCACCTTGTTCATACTGTCTATTTAACGTCATAAACATACTATCACCATCTACTGCAAAACTTCCTCTTGTCTGGTTTACATTTGTCATGTAATTTATCCACGCTGGTTGTTTTCCCGCCGTACTATACGTTAATACACCTCCAGTACTTGCGGTTGTATCAAACCATGCCATCTGGTCTGTTACCAAATCTTGGTATCCTATCTCATCTAACGCTGGTTTATGAAAATCATTCATTGTTTTCAAATTCACATCCCACTTATTCCCTTGACTATAATCTACTCTCGGTGTCAAACTTACCAGTCCAATTATATAACTTGGCTCGTTTACTTTAATCCTTACTTTACCACCTTTGTCTTTACCTGTCAATTTACCACGTCCAGCCAATGTTCCTAACGGTTGTTGATTACCGCTACTATCTTGCACATCACTCATAGACACCACTTCTTCAAATCCTAATTCTTTTATCAAACTTCCATGATAAATCGGATTCTCTGTACTTTTCGCTCTTTCATGTGTATACACTGCATCTAACCAATCATCATAACTTCCACCACTTATTGCAATTCTATTTAGCATATTATATACTTTATTCGCTAAATTCAAACTATCTATTGTAAATTCATCTCCTGTTGTACTTACTGCAGTTACTTCATTAATTCCATTTGTTCCATCTATCCACTCTGTACTTATCCAGTTATTAAACAAATCACTCTGATATGTCTTAATTCCCAAACCTTCTTGACTTGCTAATTTGTAGAATAATGCTTCTCCACTAACTATACTTCCACCACCATATCCTAACCCTAATCCATAAGGTGCTGATGTATTAGCATTTATTTCAAATGCCGTTACATCTCTTACTGCTTCTAGAATATCCATTCTCATTTCATCTATATTATCTAATGGAAATTCTGTCAATTGTGGTTGTCCACCACCTGCTGCTTCTGTATTCTGTACTGTTAATACGTCGCATTCCCATCCAATTAATATGGATGCCGCTCCTATATATCCACTTGCTGATACACTATAAGTTTCTCCTGCTACATTTCCTGCATCATCTACTATTGCTATATTTGTAAACAAATCCGTTAACGGTGTTTGTACACCATCTAGTGCTATTGTTAATGTACTCGCATCTGGTTCTCCAAATGGTACACTCACTCTATCCCAATTTAACGATGACGTTAACGTTACAAACGGTAATTCTATCCCTGTTCCTTGCCCTCTTGTATCTACATTTTCTTCCGTATTATATATATCATACGTAATTAATGTACTTACTCCATCAACTCTCACACTTATTTCATCTATTGTATAATAATTATCTAATACTCCCGCATGGATTACAAATCCTCTTTCTTCTTGTTTATTCGCATAATAGTTTTTATATATATCCCAGTACCCTAGATATGGTACTGCATTAAATTTTCTTCTTTGATATAAATCTGTTCCATTTTTTTTTCCTAATCCTCTCATATTTAAATAGCTATATATACTACTACTATTTATTTGCTGATTATCTCCACCATCTACATCATAATAACTAAACATATCTATTTGAGGCAATAATATTTGACTCATATCCATCCCTATATTCAGCATATTCATGTGTAATTTTCCATTGTACAATCTTATTGGACATTCAAACACATCTAACTGTACTTTATAACTTCCAAATAATGGTCCAACCGTTGGTAGCGTCTTTACATCACACGCCAAGTCGATGTCAAAGGAATCCCCTGGTAGTGCTACTTCACTCATAAATGGAACTAATGTTCCACTTGCCATACTACTTCGCCATAAATACCCCAAATCATGCGTACTTCTTTCATAATTTTTTAAGCTTACTTCGTTTTTACTCCCGGAGCCTAATCTATCTCCGCCTATTTCTGTTTTCATACTTCTTCTTTTTTAACTTTATTCTTAATCTCTTCCAGTATCATTACAACCTGGATTATTCTATTCCATGTAATTTTCTCCAATTGCTTCTGTATTTCTTTTATACTTCCGCCTTCTTCTGTTAATCTATACTCTCCCATTACACCAAAGCTTTTTCCGTCTATGGTTATAATACTAAATGGACTGTCTTTTATGTCTTTTCTTTGTATTAATTCTTTACCATCCCCAGAGTCTTTGCTGACTACTTTTTCTGCATTCACTTGTAATTGTTTTAATTCTGTATCTTTCATCTTTTGTATATTTTGTTGAACTTCTTAACTTTACATATTCTCCGTTTTCTAATCTTTTCTTTATTATTATTTCACCTGTTTCTGTATCTACATACATACTTTCGGTCTTCCATAAAGGTTCTTCATAGCTTCTCATCTCCTTTCTACTTTTTAATAAATGTTCGTATTGTTCTCTATTATATCCCATTTTCTTATATTTGTTTATTACACATTTACAATTTGTCCTATAATTTATACTATGTTTAACAGGTTACGCACCCTGTTAACTTTTCCGGCTTTTAGACGCCTTATTTTTTACTAATATACACCTTTTTTTTAACTACGCAACTTTTTTTACCCCTACCCCATACAATTTCTCTAATCTTTCCATCTTCTTTATATTTCTTCTTTCATTCTCATATCTCTTTAACTCCCAGTTCTTCGCATCATCTCCATATCCTAATCTTTTATTCTTCTGTCTCATCATCTCTAGTAACTTGTAGTATTCTTCTTCTCCTTCACTTACACTTACTTTTACTCCACACACATATCTCTCTTCCTTATCTAACTTCTCTAGCCATAGCGCTTCTCTTTCTTCTTCATTATATATCTTATTCCTGTAATATATTGGCAACGCCAATTCTACTCCTTCTCTCGTCTTATACGTCTCTCTTGTTTCCTCCTTCTTATACTTATTCCTCTCTACATCTCTTCTTTCCATATATCCACTTCCTATTCCCTTACTCGTAAATATCTTACTATTATACGTCTTATGACTCTCATCCACCTTATTCACATACTTCACGATATAATTTATCGTTTTCGCATTCACATACTCTCCAATCCATATCTTTCCATATTTCCATATCTTCTCTATATCCTTCACTTCGTCTGTCCACACAATACCGTGCATATGCACTCTTTCTGTATTCGTGTGTCCCAATTCTGTCACTAACCAGTGTCTCAACGTCTTTCCATACTTTTTTCTCCATCTTTCTGTATATCTTCTTACTGCCAATCGGCATATTTCGTTATCTCTTTCATAACCACTTATTCCTTTTATCTCATTATCAAGCTTTTGTAACTCGTGTTCCGAGAATGTGTAAGTTACAAACTTAGCATTCTTGTTAACGCGAATATCTTCTTGCAATCTAACTTGCCAGTTCCTCGCTTTTTGCTTTCTGCACTCTATACATTTTCCACACCCCACAGGCACCATTAACACTCTCTTATCACTAATAGGGGGGATGACCCCCCCATTTTTCTTGTTCTTAGTGTACTTCCTGTTTCGTATCAACTTCGGATACAAACACATATCTAAAACTCTTTATTACTTGCTTGTGGAAAACTATTATTATTTATACTTGTATTTGAGTCTCCTTCTACATTATATCCTTTCTTCGAGTTTAACGCTTGCATTATATCCTTAAATAATCCTATTCCATACTTCACTGTTATTACACCCTGTAAGAACTTTCTATCATTCTCATTATTCACCGGGTCTAATCCCCATATTTCTAATATATTTCCTATTATATCTCCCTTTTGAGTTCCACTTTTCGCTCTACTTACTTCCGCATCTTTTAACTGCTTCATCGCTTTATTTAAATCTGTTTCAGATTTTATCTTACTTGTTCTTCCTACTGATTCCACAATACTTTGTTCTACTCCTTTAATATTTGCATTTACTAAGTCTGTATCTACACCACCCGTTTTATTTGCATCTGCATTATCTTTATTTGCTTTTGCTTCTAAACCTGTTATTTGTGCTCCTATTAACGCATTACTCAAGTCCATTACCTTTCCTTGCTGACTGCTTCCCATACTTTGACTTCCACCACCTTGGCTTCCCGCCGTAGTTCCACCACCGCCACTCATACCATACATTAACGCTGGATTTAATCCAGCTCCTTTTATATGCTCCATTTGTGCTCCATAGTTCGTTTTATTCCACATATCCATTTGCAAATCATGTCCTTGCTGATTCAATCCTTGTTGATACTGATTTTGCAATCCCATTAAATTTCTATTATTCCTGTAATTTCTTCTTTCTGCTTGGTGTCCACCAATCATTCCTAGGAATGTACTTGCTCCTTGACTTCCGCCATTATTCCACCAACCTCCGTTGTTACCTTCTTCGTCCATTTTTTTAATTTTTAATTATTATTACTCTATTTCGCGCTTTTTTAAAGCGACTCTATTCCCTTGATATATAAGAACAGATGCGTACCACTATTGTTAAATAAAGGGGAATTTTACTTCCCCCTCACTTACCTTTAACCCTTCGCTTCTGTTGACTTAGCTTCGCTAACTTTCTCCACTTTCAAATCGATTACTTTGGCTTCTTTACTCACTTTTGCCTTGTTTTCTCTTTTTGCTTGGATACTACCACTTACCTTATCCATAGCTTCACTAGCTATATCCCATCTATCTGCTCGTATATTATACGCTGCTATTACTCCATCTTTACGCTCCGTAAATATGCTTGGCGCACCATCGCTTATCGGCTCCTTATTACTCACAATTCTTTCAATCTTGTGTTCAATAGGTTCTCCTTCCACTTTTTCTACACTCGTTAATTTACTTTTACTTCTTTTTTCATATACATACATATCTTCACATTTTTATAGGTTAGGTATTACTTTAGCACTCATTTTTCTTCTTGCAGTAATTTTGTTACTAATCTGCACCCAGAAATTCTGACTATCCAACGATTTTGCCGCAAATATCGTATTATACTTACTCGGATCTATATACGTTGTCAAATCTTCTATCCCTGTCGCACCTTGCTCATA